TTGAAGGGTTCATATAATCAGGTTTAAATATATTTGAATTTACAACAACAACAAAACCCTCACCTTCTTCATGATCGTTATTTGGTCTAGGATTATATAAAGCCTCTGGATCAGCAGTAGCTCTTAGTGGAGTAAGTTGAGGATGTTTGGGTTCATACATGTCTGGTCCAACCAACAAACCATCCCAAGTCCTTTTCATATCATTTAATTTATATCTGAAACCACTTATGTCACATATTCCATAGGCGTTTTTACCTTTTGCGTATGCCATATTAACTCATCCTCAAGCTAGGCCTAACCCTAAATGAAGCCCTATCTTCATCCTGATCTGCTGCTCTCCTAAACTCTTCTTCATATAAAGATTTAAGTTGTGGAGTAAGTTGTGGTGCTTTTTTTTGAGATATGTAATAAGCTAACCCTGCTACAAAGCAAGGAAAGAATCTAAATGGCATATCCATAGTATTTGTTGCCGCATCCGCATCATCCATCCTTACAAGCTTATTAAATACTAATATATCTGTAGAGTTTTCAGGTGCGGGCCATATTTTTAGAGATGGTGTGCTTAATTTATCTAAGAAAAATTGTGAAGGTCTTGCTTTAGTATTTTTGTTTGGGATGTTGATATATTCTGATCTACTAATTCTATTCATGCTTATATCTGTTTGCACATCATTAACTGTTCTACGTAGAACAACGTCCAAAACATCAATAATGTTTGAATTAAGTGAATAACTGCTTGTGCCCTCTGTAACTGTTTGAGTTGCTTGTTCTATAGTCCACTGATTAAGGCCTCTGTTTGCCCATTCTGCTAGCATTAAATTAGCTGATCTAATACCGCTTTTTAGATCATACCCTGTTCTTAATTCAAGGCCGCATCTTTCATAAGCTTCTTCAATAAACTCAGTAATGTTAGGTTCAAAGTTTGTGCTTCCTGATAACGCCATTATTCTCTATCTCCCTGGTTATATAGATTATCAAACGTTATATTTGGATCCATATAACTTTCATGTTTTTCAGCTGAATGTATATACTGACTTGGAGAAAAATCTGGTGGACCCTCTCCAGTACGCCATAAAGCTGGATTTGTTGCTCTTACTCTATTATTAGGTAAAGCTACAAAATTACCAGTATATTCACCAGCGTCCGTTAAGTATAGCACATGACTTTGTTTATGTTGTGCAGGATCATCAGCAATACTGTGCTCTGTATAATCAACGGTAAACATATATCTACCGGTATAAAATTCACCGCCGATTTTGCATATCCAAGGTGATGAGCTAACCCTATCTAAAACAACAACGGAGTGGTGATGACTAAGACAATCCCAAGGTTGCGCTAAATGATCTTCCATAGGTTTTGGCCATTCATCTAACTTTATATCAGCTACAAGTGCTTCTATTGGCATTCTTGCCCACATAGCGCCACCGTGTACGTTTTCATCCGGATAGCCTTCAAAGTCAGTTTCGCAACCGGTAAATACAACTTGGAATGATAGTGATCTATCTGGAATAGTGTTCACTGCAAACGCTAATGCATGCAGGTATTCACCGTGATAGTCTTGATGATTTGCAGTAAATTCTCTACGAACCCAACATTTAAACTGCGGTATGTTGGAAATTAAATATGACATAGTTCCCCCTTATGCCTAATTTATTTTGCGCCACCTTTTGCTCTATATTTAGAACCTTTCATAGCTCCTCCGCCTTTGGCCATATATTTAGAGCCTTTTGTAGCTCCACCTTTGGCCATATACTTGGTGCTTTTTACTCCACCGCCCATAGCGTACATTTTAGTTCTCTTAAACATTTAGTTCCTCACTTTTTCTTTGTAGTTTTCTTAGTTTTTTTCTTTGCAGCTGCCTTTTTCTTTGGTTTTACGACATTACCTTTTGCATCTAAGATAATTCGATCATCTGAAACTGGCGCATCTGGTCTAACTTTTGCGTCAAGTCTTGCTTGTAATTTTGGGTCTACATCACTTTTTTTCTTTGGCATTTTATCTCCTAACTTATAGTTGTGACCTTTCTTTTATCAGGTCTGACGGCTCCACAACCTCTAGCTATAAAACCACCATTTTTAATTTTAGCACGATTTTGTTTTCTCATAGATTTTTCTATAGCTAAGCCTCTTGTTCTTTCATAAGAAGAAAGTTTGCCATCTTTATTTAGATCAGCTTTTTTTGGATTTGCTAATGGCGTGCCACCGCCTTTTAATTTATTTGATACCATAATTGGTTTACCTTTTCTGTTTGGATTTGGATCCTTTTTTCTTTTTCTAGCAACAAGTTTAGCACGTTCTGATTTAGATAGTTTATTTGCTTTACTCCTTGGTATACATTTAGGCTTACCTTCGGCTTTTTTTCTACCACCACATGAGCCTTTAATAGAACCATCGGCTCCTAATCTTACCCAATCTTCATCCAGCCAACTTTGTAATTGCCCTTTGCTCATCTTAATCTATCCGGCATAACTATACCTTGGCCTCTGATAGGACCACCAAACCTTTTGCCTTTTCGTTTACCACCTTTAGCTTTTTTTGCGTAATTTGGGTCTTTGCAGTATTTTGAAGCAGCTAAATTAGCATAAGCGCTTGGATAAACATCAAAAGTTCTTTTAGCCCAAGCTTTACCCTCTGGGCATATTTTACCTTTACTCTTTGCTTTTGCCATTTAACAATCCCAATCCCTTCTAGCCCAATAATTAGCGCTACATCTATCTGTAGTACCGCCCATCCCGCCGCTACGGGCACAATATGATTTTTTTCTTGCTTTATTGTTTTTATGCATGCCAAGTTTGGCATCGCCAAATGTAATTCTTTTAACTCTACTTTTTTCGCTACTACAGCCTTTCACAAAAACCTCTTTACGTTTTTTGCCATACCCAGGGCTACCTTTTGAGATAGCTCTGGGTTTGTTAAGTGTTACAGTTTTACCCTTGTAAATAGCCATCAATCATATTCTTTAATCATTTCCAAAATAATCATATATGAATCACCGCTAGAATGTCCTGTAGTTGTAAGATCAATATCGCCAGTTACACCAGATCCAGCATTATTTGGAATGCCAGTAAAGCTGTCGTAGTATTCATCTCCAGTTGAATCAGCTGGTAAACCTATAAGTAAAACGTTAGAAGTAGCGTCAAAATCAAGTTTTACTGACATACCTACAGTTGCCCAATAAATCCTTTGGATTTTGACCTTAGTGCAAGTTTGTCCTTTTGAGTTTGTTGCTAACGCTGAAACGTCTACCTTTTTTACAGCAGATTCACCTGTGCCATCGCTGACATTGGTGAATTTCATCACCAGATTTCTCTCACCATCTTGGATGGTTTGCGAGGTTACTGCATCTGCCATAGTTTACTCCTATCTTTCGACTGCTGCTACAACGTAGTCAATAGTCATAGTTTGTGCTGAAGCTTCACCATTTTGAATACCAAAAGATACGGTTAGTTCCTCATCATCTGGTAGGTTTGTGATTGCAACACCAACTGGTTTTGCATTGTTTATTGAGTAATAAACTTTTGAAGCATCTGGATCTATAAACCATGTAGTTGTAATGAAAGTATCGTCAGCCATTGTTGCTACATCTTCTGTAGTTGTAGCTGAATTATCTTTCTCAACTAAAAAATCAAGGCCAGCATCACCATCGGCAGAAATGAAGAATACGCCATCTGTTGTGTCAAGTGGTGTTGTATCAGTAATACCAAGACCCATTACAAAGTCTGATTGGTCTACGTCATTTACTTTAAATCTAGCTGAAAAGTAAGCTTTTTTACTTGTGCTTAGTTTAAAACCTTCGCCTTTTAATTGTAAAAAGTCTAAGTCATTATCTCCAGCAGCGTTAGTAAGCAATAAAGCTCCACCTGCTGATGAAGTTACAGCTTCAGATGCACTTCCTGTGCCCGCTTCTGTAGTTGTAATCGTCCAATCACCCGAGTTATATGTAAAAAAGTCATTGTGATACATATAAAACGTCTGATCTGACGGATATGGTGCAAACATAGGTTGGTTTTTCTTGTGCTCAGTAGCAACAGAATTACCTGCCCATAGTATTAAGTTTTGGTAATGTGGATTAGCCATTATGAACTCCTTTATCTTGTATTAATGGAAACCTTGCGGCCCTCATCAAGCTAATTAATTTTATAACCTCTTAAATTCTATACCTTATTGATTACCTTAGCAACAAAAAAGGGAGCCGAAGCTCCCTTAGAAATTGTAGTTGAGTTGGAAACGCTACAATAAACCGTTCCTTTTAAGCACCTTGAGAACCGAATACGGCTCTAAAGTTTGAGTATCCGAATGAATATCTCTCTCTAGCTTTATATCTCATGTTACCTGTATCGAAATCACCTTCTAATGCAGTTTGCATTGGAGATCTTTCAAAATATTTAAACCCATCTGGGCAATCGGTCTCTTCTTTCT